AAGAAGCAAGACTCGACGAAATCAAATCTAAACAAGCTTTGGAAGTTAAAGTTGATAATACTAAACCTGTTCAAGAATATAGAGAACAGCCTGCTTATCAACCGCCTGAGCAACCTATCAATCCAGATCCTAAGGCTCGTGATTGGGCTGACAAAAATTCATGGTTTGGTAAGGATGAGCCAATGACTTATACGGCCTTTAGTTTACATAAAAGGCTTGTAGAAGAGGAAGGTTACGATCCACAAAGTGACGAATACTATACGGAAATTAATAAAAGAATAAGACTTGAGTTTCCGCATAAATTTGGTACAACTGGATCTCAATCGACTGAAAATGTTAAACCAACACAAACTGTAGCTTCGGCTAGCCGTGTTAGTAGAACAGCCGGTCGCAAAATTGTGAGACTCACACCCTCTCAAGTAGCTATTGCTAAAAAATTAGGTGTGCCATTAGAAGAGTATGCGAAACAACTAAATATCACGAAGGAGGTATAGGCATATGGTAAACGAAAACAAAACGATTAAGACTTCCCGTGCGAGTGAAACTAGGTCTAAAACAAATAGACCACAAGTTTGGACTCCACCATCATCTTTAGATGCACCACCTGCGCCGCAAGGCTTTAGACACAGATGGATAAGAGCTGAATCATTAGGCTTTGATGACACTAAAAATGTCGCAGGCAGATTGAGATCAGGATACGAATTAGTGAGAGCTGATGAATATCCCGAATCAGATTATCCACAAGTCAAAGACGGCAAACATTCAGGAGTGATCGGAGTTGGCGGCCTATTGCTGGCTAGGGTACCCGAAGAGATCGCAAAATCTCGTGAAGATTACTTTGCAAAAAGAACTCAAGAACGAGAAGAAGCAGTTGCAAACGATCCTATGAAGGAACAGCATCCAAGTATGCCAATCAGTAATGAGAGGCAGACTCGTGTAACTTTTGGTGGCTCAAAGAAAAACTAATTATTTAGTAATTCCTAACCAACAAAGTTTTAAAAAAACTAATAAGGAGAAAATAACATGGCTAACACAACGGCAGCCTTTGGTCTAAGACCACTAGGCAAGGTTGATGGTAACCCAGCACCAGGCGGACAATCACCGTACAGAATATTTGATAACGCATCAACATCTGTATATCAAGGTGACCTTGTAGGTCTTGGTACTTCGGGTACTGTCGTACCAGTTACATCTTCTGCAACTACTACAATACTAGGTGTATTTAATGGTTGTTTGATAGATGTTAGTCCAACTACAGGTAAACCAACTTGGAAAAACTTCTACGTACAAACTGATGTGACTCAAGGTCTAATCAATGCGTATGTAATTGATGATCCAAATCAACTGTATTTGGTAAAATCAACAGGGACAGCAGCAGGTAATTCTGCTCTTGCAACATCTTATGGTATATTGCATGCAACTGGTAGTTCTGTAACAGGAATATCAGGTGTATACTTAAACATGGGATCTTCAACGACAGGTCAACTGCGTCCTATTTCAGTATCACCTTTCATCGGAAACGAAGAAGGTAATGTCAATGAAGACTTTGTTGTAAAAATCAAAGCATCTTCATTAATTCTATAAGGAGAATATAAACTATGGCTATATCACGATCACAACTAGTTAAAGAACTAGAACCAGGTTTAAACGCTCTGTTTGGACTGGAATATAAAAGATATGAAAACGAGCATGAACAAATATTTGATAAAGAAACTTCTGATCGAGCATTCGAAGAAGAAGTAATGTTATCAGGTTTTGGTAATGCTGCGGTAAAAGCGGAAGGTTCTGGAGTGTCTTATGACCAAGCTCAAGAAACTTTCACTGCAAGGTATACGCATAATACTATTGCTTTAGCGTTTGCAATCACTGAAGAAGCGATTGAAGACAACTTGTATGATAGACTTGCATCTAGATATACAAAAGCTTTAGCAAGATCTATGGCGAATACTAAACAAGTATATGCTGCCAACGTATTAAACAACGCGTTTAATACAACTTATCTAGGTGGTGATGGAGTGGCGTTATGTTCAACGTCTCATCCAACATTGGCTGGTACTTTTAGCAATACATTAGCTACAGCTGCTGACTTAAACGAAACTTCATTAGAACAAGCATTGATTGATATCGCTGCTTTCACTGATGAAAGAGGTTTAAAAATTGCTGCTCAAGGATTAAAATTAATTATTCCTTCTGCATTACAATTCACAGCTGACAGATTAATGAAATCTGCTGGAAGAGTTGGAACATCAGATAATGATATCAATGCAATCAAAGACATGGGAATGGTTCCTCAGGGTTATACTGTAAACCATTTTTTAACTGACTCTGATGCATTCTTTATCAAGACAGATGCTCCAAATGGCTTAAAATATTTTGAAAGAGCTCCCATCAAAACATCGATGGAAGGTGATTTCGAAACAGGTAACGTTAGATATAAAGCTAGAGAAAGATACAGCTTCGGCTGGTCTGACCCTAGAGGTATCTACGGTACAGCAGGTGCTTAATATATAAGCATTATTTATTTTTAGGGCCTCTTTATGGGGCCCTTTAAATCTGATAGAAAGATAAAAATGATAAAACTATTTAATGTTAAAATAAGAGCTTATGGGTATACTGCTGATTTTAATATTAGAACAGAGGATACTAAAGAAAGTATAGAAAATTCTATCCTTGACAAAATAGGACAAAATGGGGTATTATTAAAAGACAGCGATAGAGCTTACAGTAAGTTCAAATGCTGGATAACCTATGAGGAGATTCTAGATGGATCTAGTACAAGACCTTTACAAGAAGAAAAGGTTGTTGGAACTCAATTGGGAACAGAAACACATTCAAGAGGGAATATACACTCTTGATATGGTTAAAATAGACGAAGAAATTCGTCATGTTATTAACCAAATTAAATTGGCTGAAGCTGAACAAGCTTACAGACAAATTAAAGTGGAAACATCTGCTCCTGATTTTTCAGTAGCTAGTTAAAAAACTAGTTACAATACATAGTAAAAAAACATCTTTTTAGATGCAAGGATTTCTTGCTCTATCTAATAAATTAAGCTATATTTCAATTACTATACATTAACATCTGATGCGGACGCGTATAGTCGACAAGCCTAATGACTGCATTGGATTAATTAGGAGGATAATAATATGGCAAAAAGTACTTTTCAAGGAGTTATAAGAACTTATGGAGGCCAAGATAAGAGCTCGGGTGTTACACCTGGAGTTGTTATGTGTGCCGAAGTAATAAATTTTTTAGCTTCAACGACGACTGCTACAACTGTTAAAATTGGAACAAGTGCAAGTGGATTACCATTTGTTTTACCACAAGGAGCTGTACCAATTGATCTTACGATCATAACTGCTTCTTCTACTGCAACAACAACTGTTGATATTGGAACTGCTGCTAGTATAACTGCTTTTGGTGAAGAAATAGTTACCGGTGTTGCAAATACTACTAGAGTATTTAATGGAACTGGAGTTACAGGAGTAGGAGTTACAGCTAACGTTACAGTTTTAGCTACGGTTGGTGCAACTGCTGGAACTGGAACTGTTGTAGGTGTATTTAGATACGCAATAGTTGATAACGGTCAGCCAAGCGAATAATTAATTTTTTTATGAGAGCTCGCAAGGGCTCTTATAAAATACAAGGAGAATATTATGTCATATAAAAATGATGTTAAACCAGTCACATTAACAGCCAATGGTGTTTTTTTTGCTGGAAGAACAAGATTAAGAGGATTTAGAGCACAACCAACAACAGTTGGCTCAACAGGTGTCGCTTCTATTAATACTTTAGTAGCAGGAGCAACTACTTCTGCAACTACAACTAATAATTATTATGTACCTGTAATTTGTCCAGCTAATGGAACACAAGATGTTTATTTACCGGAAGATGGTATTTTATACGAAGACGGTATTGGTGCTACATCAATAACAAACATGACAATTACTGTATTTATAGATAAGTAAAAACCATGGCAACTTCTGGAACTACTTCCTTTGATTTAGATATCGAAGAAATAATACAAGAAGCTTATG